GCACAGACCCTGATTACTTTGTTGCGCTTGTTTTAGATTTCTATACAATCCCACCAAAACTTATTAGGTATTCAAATGGAAGTTGGGGAGTGTATTACTTTAACTTAACTAGAGAATCATAATTCAGCCATATAACCGAAAAATGAATGAGTACAAAAACAATCCGATTGACCGATGGTACGGATACGATACTTCCAGAAAGTGCTGAAAGTGGTTCTAACTATTGCAAGATGGCAGATGGAACATTGATTCAATGGGGTAGAGTAAGTGAATACCATCAAGTAACACAAGGTGTGTTTGAAATATTTGATGTTACACTAACTATACCTTATATAGATGGTAATTACACAGTTACAGTATCAGGAAGAAATGATACATCTGATAACTATAATGGTAATTTTAGTGCAATGATATTAACTGAAAATACTTTTAAGGTTTTTGCAAAAAGAAATACTGTATATGCTAATTCAGTTAAATGGCAAGCAATCGGTCGGTGGAAATAAGCCTAATTTATTATGGCACAATCAATCAAATTAACAGACAATAATTATATTGACGCAAGTGGTGTTTATGATAGCACAAAATCAAAAACTCAATCTTGGTTGAATGACAATTTTTTGAGAACTGATGGAACATTATTAAAATCGATTGGATTTATACAAAGGGGGCAATCTGCACAAGTAGACACGAGTTGGACTACATATCTTTGCATATCAACATACACAAATGAATTAGGTATGTGGCTTGTAATTCCGAAAGGTGGTGTTGTTTTTAAGATTAATGGACAAGGAAGTGCGGCAGACCCAACAGTATCAAGTGGTGTAATAACTTGTAATACTTACAATCTTTTAATAATAAGAGTTGGTGTTTCATAATCACCACATAGGAGAAAAATGAGTGATAGAGTAAGTATAACTTCTCAGGCTGCTAAGTACATAGGAGCTGAAAAGTATTCAGACCAACACAAGCACATAGTAGATGTGTATAATAATCATGAACCACTGGCAAGAGGTTACAAGGTATCTTATGATGATTCATGGTGTGCTACATTTGTTAGCGCTATTTTCATTGAATGCAACTTAGCTAACTTAATTGTAACTGAATGCGGTTGTGGAGAAATGGTTCAAAAGAATCAGAGCATCTGGGTAGAAGATGATTCATACCAACCAAAGCCTGGTGACATCATTATGTTTGACTGGTAGGATTCTGGCTCTGGCGATTGTAAAGGTTGGCCTGATCATACAGGCATAGTTGAGGATTGTGATGGTTCTTGCATATATATTATAGAAGGAAACTCAACAGGTAAGAAGTGTGCAAGGACAATGTACCCAGTTAATAGTAAATATATTAGAGGTTTCATAACCCCTAAGTATTAGGAAGAGGGTTAAATGAAAATTTGTATAGGTATAATAAGCTACTTCCCAGATAATCTAAAGTATGTAAGACTTTAGAAACTTAATAACCTGTTGCAATAGTGCAATAGTTTATTTAAGTTACCAGTGATTATAATTGCGCAAAACTGGGGAGATACTATGCCTACACAAATTGACTCAGTAGTAACTTTGCATAAATATAAAAGTAAGTTAGGCATTACAGGGGCTAGAAGAGCATTACGTAATGCCTTTCTTTCTTCTGAATATGATTATATGATAATGCTTGATGATGACATTGTATTAACTGGCAACTTTGAGCATTATTTAGAATAGATAGAAAGTAACCCAGATGGTTACTGTAGGTTCAAATAGTTAACATTATAGCTATTTGCTATTAGCAAGCATATCTATGAATAGATTGACTTCCCAGATTTGGACCCAATAAAAGGATAGTTCTTTGAGGATATGTGGCTAATAATGACACTAGAAAAAAGATTCCCTGCTAATGAAAAAGTATTCTTAAGGTATAATTGCGATGCAATAGGTAACCCAGTTAATGATAAAGACTCAACATGGTATCATGGGTAGTTTGATAAACATTAGATGGGTAATAATACAAGGAGATTAGTAAATGAATAAATGTATTGGTATTATAAGCTACTTGCCAGATGGAGAAGTGGGTGAGAAGAGATTCAAGTTATTATTATCTCTTTTGATTAAAATAGATACATACTTCCATTTACCTGTGTATATATTAGCTCAGAATTGGGGAGATAAAGCATAGTGTGAATTACCTGGCAATGTAACACTTAAGACAGTCAAAGATGGCTTAGGAATAGTAAAAGCTAGGATAGCACTAAGAAAGTATTTATTAGAGCTAGACTATGATTATTACATATTATCTGATGACGACACAGTGCTTAATTGCACTCAAGCTGGCGTGAATAGTTATCTAAAAAAGATAGATGAAAACCCAGGCAAAATTGGTATGTTTCATGGTGATTGGTTGAGGTTGTGTGCTATATCAAGAGAGATGTTAGAGATCATGAACTTTGACTTTATAAAAGATTATGAAACATCACGTGGAGAGCTTTGGGAAGACTCTGCGTATGTTATAACATATAGAACTGTATACCCTGAAAAGTTCTACTCATTAGAAACTCCTGGGCTAACAGAGGAATTTACACGGTCTGAAAATAACCCATTGTCAACTTGGTGTAAACCAGATACGGGAGATCTATGGTGCGTAACAAAGAAGATTATAAATGCTTGGGTACATAAATTATATAAGACAGCTCCACATAGTAAGGTAATAGGTATTATAAGTTATCTTCCAGATGGAGAAGTTGGAGAAAAAAGGTTTAAGCTATTATTGAAGTTGCTTAATAATATAGATAACTTCTTCCATATACCTGTTTATATACTTGCACAGAACTGGGGTGATAAAGTTAACTACCCACTACCTGGAAATGTTACATTGAAGTAGTATGATAAAGGGCTTGGAATAATGAAAGCTAGGATTATTCTAAGAGAGTGCTTACTAAAATTAGACTACGATAATTATATTTTATCTGATGACGATACAATACTGAACTGCACTCAGGCAGGCGTAACAAATTATCTAGCTAAAATAAATTTAAACCCAAATAAAGTTGGTCAGTTTAGTGGTAATTGGCTTAGATTCTGTTCAATTTCTAGAGAGATGCTCGAAGTGATGGACTTTGACTTTATAAAAGACTATCAGCCAGAGAGAGGAGAAGTTTGGGAAGACTCAGCTTGTATGCTCACATATAAAACATTGTACCCAAATAGGTTTTATTCATTAGAAACACCAGGTTTTACTGAAACATTTGTTGCATCTGAAAAGAACCCATTATCTACTTGGTACAAGCCTGAATTAACAGGTATGTGGCCAAAGACAAAGAAATTAATTAATGCATGGATTGAACATAAATAGAAATAGTTAAATATGTCTACAAGCAGAAAAGTTATAGGTATCATTAGTTACTTACCAGATGGCCCACTTAGAGCTGAAAGAATGAAGTATCTAAATAGAACGCTAAAATTCTACAATGATAATCTACCAGATGTACCTATTATTATAGTTGCTTAGAACTGGAAGGACTTTAGACCAGAAGTACCATGCACAATTTATTCATATAAAACTAGACTTGGTATTCTTAGAGCAAGAAAAGTATTATCAGATATAATCTTAGATTCAACTTATGATATAATAATACTATCAGATGATGATGTTTACGCGACAATAGATAGTACCTACTTACAGTAGATAGATGCTAACCCAGGTAAAGCAGGGTTGATTTAGAACAGTAACTCACTCACACTAGTTTCATTCCCTAAGTATATATTTAAAGCAATACCAATGCCTATTAGAGAGCCACATGATTATTTTGAAGATAATTATGTAACTGAGCTAACTAAGAAATACTTTGATTTCTTCTACTTTACAGGTGTGGACTAGAAAACTTTAGTAGAGCCAGGTAAACAATCTACTTGGTGGGATAATAAATATAAAGTAGCTAACTTTATGAACGTAACAAACTATTTAATAGAACAATATAAGAGGTAAGTAGTCTATGACTAATGCATTAGAGAATCTAAGTGAAGAAGAGAGAAAATTAGCGCTATAGATTCTAAAGGAGTACTCTGATGAAGGTACTTCTAACAAACTTAATGACTTGTTACACCAAGACTGGGAAGAAGTTCCAGTTGACATTGAGACATTTTTACATGATAAAAGATATCTAGGAAAAGCCTTAGTAGATGGAGAAGGTAGATATACTTTATTCGAGTACTGGGAAGATTTACTAAAGAGAATATACCCAGACCCACTCAAGCCAGCTATATGCAACACATTAGCGCTAACAGGTTCAATTGGTATAGGTAAATCTACTGAAGCAGTAATTATAGGTATATACGAACTATACAGAATGATGTGCTTAAGAGACCCAGCCGTATATTATGGTATAATGAGTACAGATACGATATCATTTGCAGTTATAAACATTACACTGGAAGCATCCAGAGGTGTAGCGTGGGATAAATTCTAGAACTTAATACAAGCTTCGGAATGGTTTCAGTAGCATGGTAGAATGGCAGGAACAGTTAAGCCTGAATGGCAGCCAGACCCAGTTAAATATAAACTAGATTTAATTTGTGGTTCACAACCAAGACATTTTATAGGAAAAGCTCTTATTTGGTGCCTTGATGGAGATACTATAATAGCTACAACAGAAGGTGATAAAAAACTAAGTGAACTAACAGACAAAGCACTACAAGTGTTTACCATCAATGAGAATGGTGAAGTTGTTATAAGTGAATAGTGCACTGTAAAACCAACTGCTGTGGAAGATACAGAGTACCAAATCGAGTTAGAAGATGGAACAGTTATAAAGTGTACACCTACACATAGATTCATGCTAAAAGATGGATCATATAAAGAAGCTCAATACTTAACAGAAGATGATGAGCTATTTGATATAGATAAAGCTAAAATTAGTATGTAACAGGTAGCAAAGGCTTTGCAAACCTTTGAGATAATGTGCCTTCAACACAAGCTGTTATAAATAAAAAATGATCTTTGAAGGAGATTACTATGGGTTACAATGAATATATTTAGAGTATTATAGACTCTAGAGGGTAGTGGGCACAGGAAGTAAAAGATTCAGGTATATGCGAGAGACATCATATTATACCTAAGTGTGATGGCGGTGAGCCAACTAACTTAAATTGGACTTAGCATGAAAATATAGTGTGGTTATACCCACACGAGCATTTTTTAGCGCATAAGTATCTTTACTATAGTAATAAAGAGAATAGACAATACGCCTGCGCTTACCTAATGATGGCCTTTCCAAAAGGGAAGTGTAAAAGAGATTATGAACTTACCCCAGAAGAATATGAAGAATTGATTATAGTAGCTAGATAGAATATGACTGGTTAGAATAGCCCATTGTATGGTAAAGACCCTTGGAACAAGGGTTTGACTAAAGAAACTGATTATAGAGTAGCAGATTACGCCGAAAAAGTATCTGATGCTAGGAAAGGTGTAAAACTACCACCGATGACACAATAGCATAAAGATAAAATAGCTGCTACTAGAAAAAAGAAGTAGGAATTAGACCCTAAAATATATAGTTACACACCAGTTACAAAAGGTAAGAAATGGGTGCACAATGATATAGAAATGATCCTTATTGATAAAGATGCCGATATACCAGATGGGTATGAAGTTGGTACAGGTAAAAAGTATTCCTCATATAATATAAAAGATAGAGAAGCTTATCATAAAATGAGATCAGAGCTCACATCTGGCGAAAATAATGGTATGTTTGGTAAAGGTTACAAAGTATCTGGTGGTAATAATGGTAAAGCCGACAAGATTTATACGTATAAAGGTATAGATTATCTTTGCAGATTAGATCTTTTTAATAGATTAATAGAAGAATGGTATAAACTATCAAAAACAGCATTAAGGTCTTTTTGTTTTGGCGAAGAAGGCACTAAATTAAAGTCTAAATACCCAGAGTTATCAGGCGCAATTTTAGTTAGGAGTAAATCTGATGAAGATAAAATCAATAAAGATAGTTAAATTAGATTAGCCAAAATAGTATTATGATGTTATAAATGCTAATCCGTATAATAACTTTCTCATAAAAACGAATGATAACTATATCTGCTCTCATAACTGCTTTTTTGACGAAATCTCGTTTATACCTAACCAAGATGTTGAGAAGCAAAAGCAAAAGGCAACAGAACTCATATCATCAGCTACTGCTCGTATGCAATCACGTTTTATGAGAAATGGTGTAAACCCAACTATCATGGTATTAGCTTCTTCAAAAAGAACAGAATAGTCATTCTTAGAAACTTGGATAGAAAACAAGAGAAAAAATGATAGTAAAACTACTATAATTATAGATGAACCTCAATGGGTTGTAAGAAAAGATAAAAGGTCAAAAGAAACATTTAAAGTTGGCATAGGTAATAAATTTATGCCATCAGAAGTTTTACCACTGCAGTGTGATGATGAAACAGTACAAATGTATATTAATAAAGGGTATAGGATACTAGATGTACCTATTGGGTACTATGAAAACTTTATTGATGACATTGATATAGCTCTTACAGATATAGCAGGTATATCTACTACTAGTTTAAGTTCATTTATAGCCGGCGAGAGAATAGCTAATACAAAGTTTTAGGGTAGCAACCCATTTGTTAAAGATATAATTACGGTTGGTAATGGTATAGATGATGATACATAGTATTATGACTTTTTCGACTTAAGCTTAGTACCACCAGAGATGAAAAAGAAACCACTATTTATACACCTTGATATGTCTATATCAGGGGATAAAACAGGTATAGCAGGTGTATGGATAAAGGGTAAGAAGCTTTCAGTTGAAGGTAATTAGAATAAAGATTTAGTTTTTTAGTTAGCATTTTGTGTATCTGTAAAGGCACCAAAAGGTAATCAAGTTTCTTTTGAAAAAACTAGAACATTTATATCATGGCTTAAATAGCAAGGTTTTAGTATAAAGTATATAACAATGGATACATTTTAGTCAGCTGATATGCTTCAGTCTTTGCTAGATAAAAAGTTTAATGCTGGGATACTATCAGTTGATAGAGTAGATTCAGATAGAGTTTGCAAACCTTACCAGTATCTTAAATCTACTATATATGAGTAGAGATTACTAATACCTGATAAAGGTACAGGTTTATTAACTGAAGAGCTACTAGGGTTAGAAAGAAATAATAATTCAGGTAAAATAGACCATAGCCCATCAAGTATAAATTCAAAGGACTCGGCCGATGCTGTGTGTGGTAGCACTTGGACAGCTTCACTTCATGCTGATGAGTTTGCTTTTGAGTATGGTGAAGATATAGAATTAATCACAGAAGATGTAGATTAGCAAACTGAGCTAGTTTCTTTAGCTAAATTAGATAATGAGATATTTACAAAAGAAGAAATTCCATTAACTATTTACGATGGGATTATGTGTTGGTAATGGAGGTTTATTATGGCTGACAAAGAAGTATTCTAGAATATAGATCATAAAAATAGAGCTATACCAGTTCCTCATCCAAATAGAGTAAAGGATGTTGACACAAAGAATACATTATATAAAAACATAATGGAATTATAGGATAGCGATTAGTTAGACCTTAATTCTATTAGTGCATTTACAACTATCTCACAAACAAGAGATCAAGTATACAATATGTTAGATGTTATGACAGAGGACCCAATGATCTCTGCTGCAGTTAACATTTATGCTTCTGATGCTTGTGAACCAAATGAAGATGGTCATATTGTTTGGGCTGAGTCTGATGATGAATTAGCTGCAGGCATGGTTAACCATTTATTAGATGTGCTCAATGTAGACAAAAACATCTATGACTGGGTGTATTCATTGGTTAAGTATGGCGATTTGTACTTAAGATTATTCAGACAATCTGAATATGAAGATGATATCTTCCAAGAAAGAAAGCTTAATGAAGATGTTATTCTAAAGAAGTATAAAAATGAAGACCACTTTGCAGAGTACATGGAAATGCACAATAACCCAGCTGAGATCTTTGACTTGCAAAAGTTAGGTAAAACAGTTGGTTATATCAATGCGCATGTAGTGCAGTAGAATGTAACAGATGATATCTACTCATAGTACTTAGCTACTAGACAACAGTATGACTTCAATAGAGGAGACATTGATCTTTACTCTGCTGACCAATTTGTACACGCATGCTTAAAAGATAACTCAAATAGATTGTGTGAAGAAGTTAATATATCTTCAGACAATGAAAATAAAGTTACATACAAAGTAAAACGTGGTCAGTCTATACTTTATAACGTGTTTAGAGTATGGCGTGAGTTAAGTTTATTAGAGAACTCTGTTGTATTAAACAGAATCACAAAATCAGCTATTGTTAGAATTCTTTCTGTAGAAGTTGGTGACATGGAAAAGAACGATGTTAGAAACTTAATGCAGAGAATCAAGAGCATGGTTGAACAAAAGTCTGCTATTAACATTGGTAAGACATATGAGGATTATACAAACCCAGGTCCAGTAGAAAACATTATCTATGTACCTACCCATGATGGTAAAGGTGCTATTACTGCTGCTGACATTGGTGGTCAAGCAGAGCCTGGGCAATTAACTGACTTAACATACTTTAAGAATAAGTTAAATGCCGGTCTTGGTATTCCTGGAGCATTCTTGGGAGAGTCTGATAGTGATGGAAGCTTATTCAATAATGGCAATTCACTTTCTCTTAAATCTTCAATGTACGCTAAGACAGTTAAGAGAATCCAGAATACAGTTATTCAAGCTCTTACAGATGCAGTTAACATTTTATTGCTTGACAAAGGGCTTAATAGTTACATAAACAAATTCACTATTAAGATGCAAGCTCCTACTACTCAGGAAGAGAAAGATAGAAAAGATAACATGACCACAACTATTAATAATGTTCGTGAGATCATGAGCTTAGTAGATGGTATTGAAGACCAAGCAACTAAGTTAACTATCTTAAAACAATTGTTACCACAGGTTACTTCTATCCCAGAGATTATGCAAGCATTGCAAGATGAGATTGATAGATTAACTACTGGAGCAACTGAAGAAACTGGTGGTGGAGAAGAATCATTTGACCTTGGCGGTGAAGAACCAATGGGTATGGAAATGCCTACTGAAGAACCAGCTACTGAAGAACCACCAGCTGAACCAACAGCTATGGAAGCACCAAGTGAAGAAGGCTTTGAAACAGAAGGTGGTCAGCTATTGACTGAAGATGATATCCTTCCAAGCTGGAATGACTTAGGAATGTCATACACAGATTATAAAGCTTAAGTTTACTTTCTTAATGAAATGTGATAGGATATAATTAGTTGGCTATGCCAAAAAGGAGAATCTATGATAGATAGAACAGACATACTTTTATTATTAACTGATTTGCAGGACTAGGGTTATAATGTATCAAATGATATAACAACTTTATACAACTACCCAACCGTTAGAGTAGAAACACTTAAAAAGATCAATGATATAAGACCATTAGAGCTACTTAAATTCTACAACAAAATTCGTGAATCATATAATAAGAAGAGTTCAAAGCTATATATCAATATCATGAAATCAGATGAGAACTTAATTAACTCACCTGACACTATATTAACAACTTTATCAGCTCTATAGAATTAGATCTTCCAATTCAAATGCGAAGATAGAATCATGTTTTTGAAACATGCTAGGGCTAAAGAAATCAATGAAGTACTTAAAATCTACTTGGAATCATATAACTTGAAGCCTGCTATTAAGCTTCTTAAGTTAATTAAGGCAGACATAAAAGTTTTAGAAACGCTAAAAACTCCAAGAAATTGATGCTAAATTATTTAATGTATATTACATTAACACAACCCAATGTGTGAAAACCTTGAGTAGTTGCTGGTGTGAAGGCGCCTTCAGCTACTTACACCACACCGCAACGAAAGAGGTATAAACAAATGAATAAAAATAGTAACATGCAAAAGCATGTTGAACCTGATAGTTAGCATGGGCATGGTGAGCTCACCTAGCTATCAAAAAACTATTATATGGCCATGTCCACTAACTATGAGGTAAAAATTATGGAAAATAAAAAATAGCATGATTACTCTAATCTGCGCTATTCAACTTTTAAGAGAGCTCTTACTTACATTGTAAAGCTACTTGTAAACCATTGTTTTGTAACACATAAAGACGTTAATTTGATTGATTTAAAACTTCTTAAGGAGTTTTTCGTTAACAATAATACTAATCTATTTAAACCAGCTCATGAAATAATTGATTTATTAATATATATGGGTATTATTGATTGCTCTGAGAGTAAATATAGCTTCTGCAAGTTCCATCCAGGTCTTGGTAAGGCTAGATTATACGACATTAATATGGAAAAGCTTCTTAGTGCATGCGTAGAGTATGATGTAGATACAAGCGAATTAATTAACTTAAAGCTTAACTATACTAAAGAGCAACACTACTGTGAAGTTCCGGAATACGAAGAACAGGCTACACCATTCGACCCAGATAACTATAAGCATATCACTGATAAATTCAGTGTTGAAAATGTTAATAAGATAAGATTTGATGCTTCTGGTATGTCCGCAGAAGAAGTTACTAATATAGCAATGTACATTAGATACCAAGCATCTCAAAACAAGCCATACCAAGCATGCTTGCGGCTAATGGAGGAAATTAATTAGAAAAATAAACTTGCTCCAAAGATAGAAATGCCTCTGCATGTAAAGGTTACTGGTAAAAAGCGCATATCTATTTCTATTGGGACAAGACAATATAATACAGACGCAATCAAATCTAGCGTTGTAAGAAAAGAAGACTTCATAAAATTAGGTTTAGATGCAGAGTTTGATTTAAGCTCTGCTATATTTGCTATAGCTAGATTGCGTAATACAAATGAGTTTGACATCGATTGGACGTAAAGAGATTATTGGTTCCAAACTATGATGAGTTAGATGATGATACAAGATCTTGGGTAAAGCTACTTTTCCAGAGAAGCTTCTTTTCTAATTCACCAGAACAAATCATAGCTAACATGAAGTATGTCAATAAGAAGATAGATGAATACAACAAAGACCCAATACACACAAAGAAGAAAACTAAGTTGGTTATTCCAACTTTAGAAGAGCTTTCAATAATCTTTGATGGAGTATTCTACTATACCCAAGGAACTAAATTCTATTGGGGAAACATCTTTATTTATGAATCTCTATTTGAACTTCTAGTTTTAAGAGAACTAGTTAGTAGAGGATATCATGTTAGAAATGTCTATGATTGTTTCTACTATAACTCTAAAGAACTATCAGAAGAAGAACTAAAAGCTATTATTATTGAAGTAGCTAATAACTTTAATAACTATGTGGAAAATCTATAAACTAAAGTTAAAAATCTACAAACTAAAGCTTACATAAAAGCTTGTTGGTTGTAGTTGGTGCCCATCTATATATAACTTTTTGTGTAAAATCAGGAAGGATCTATTATGAAACTAAACTTTGTAACGGAAGAAGAATTAGCTAATTACAAACATATGGAAGAATGGGATAGTGCTTTTGTTGATAACCAATTCGGTGTTGCACTATTGTATACATGCATAGTAAGCATATGCTGTGATCACAGGGCATTTACTAGCTTGTGTAAGAATTTAAGCTCTGCAGAAGATACTACAGATTACAACCTTATGGTTGACACAATAGGTGATGCAATAAAGTACGGTCTTACTCCTGAATAGAGAAAGTTCGCGTACGAAGTGATAGAACAGGCGAATAAGTTCAAAACTTATGAGTATGATAAAGAAATCTTTAGGCTTAAACTTAATTTAATGCTAGGCGTATTTTCTAAATTCATTGAAGTAGATGAAGAAGCTATAACTGATATGATATCGGATGCATTTAAATAATTTTGATGCTAAATTACATATATTCTTAATTAGGAGAAATAAATATGTTAGAATCGTTTAATTCAGGGAAGTTTGAGTACAAGAAACTTTCTCTGGAAGAACAGAAGAATAGAGGTATCCTTGGTAGATTAGCCGGGGTTATTGCCGATACAAAACAAGCAACACGTAATGGAAGACATTATGGTAAAGAGCTTTGGGATAAAGTATTCAACAATGACATCATGAAGGAGAAAATCCAGAATAGATGTTGCTTTGGTGAATTAGGACACCCAGCTGATAGAGAAGAAGTAGACCCAGAAAAGATTGCTATCTGTTTAGCTGAACAACCAAAGATTGGCTCAGATGGTAAGATCTATGGTGTATTCGATATCCTCTCCACACCTAATGGCAAAATCTTAAAAGCTCTTTGTGACTATGGTTGCAACATTGGTGTATCTTCTAGAGGCACAGGTGACCTCATTGATGGCTACGATGGTAATGAAGAAGTAGATCCAGATACTTACCAGTGCGAAGGCTGGGATGCAGTATTAATCCCTGCAGTAAAGACTGCTAGGCCTGCTTATGTAACTGAATCACTCGATACAAAGAGATACAATAAGACATTACGTCAAGCATTATCAGAGTCTTTAGATAAAGCCAGTGCTAAACAGAAGAAATCAATGACTGAATCTCTTGAATCACTTGGTATCTCCTTAACTGAAGAAAGTTTAAAAGTTGGTGACAAAGTTAAGGTTAAAGTAGATAACAACCGTGAAGGTGAAGTTTCTGAAATCAAAGGTAATCAAGTCTATGTAGATATGCCAGACGATGGTAAACCAGCTAGAAAAGATTCCTACTATGAACAGGACCTTGAAAAGCTTGAAGAATCTACAAATCAAGTATCTGGTAAACTTTACGATAAGCTTTCCACATACATTAATCACGAATCACCATTTGAAGTAGATACTATAACACGCTCTGATGATCCTGATGAAGGTACAACTATAGAAATAAATCTTGATACAAAAGCTTATGATGATGAGTATAAGCCAGGACATTATGATGATGCAGATGCTTATGACAATTACCAAGATGAATTAAACTCAAGAATTGGTGACTTGGCTACAGGTCTTCGTAGTAAGTTTAACGCATCAGATTATGACTTCTATAGTAACACAATTATATTAACTTTTGATGATATATTAAATGAATCAACTAAAGTGTATAATAACTATACTATTGAACCTGCTTACTTCGGTAATGGCTTCACCGTATTCTATGAAGGTGACGAAGTATATTTCCAAACTGAAGAAGAAGCAAAGCAATTTATTGATGAAGTTAGTGGTGAAGCTAATGAATCTCTTACAGAAGACATGATTGATGGTAGCAAATCACTAAACGAATTAGTAGATGAAGAAGAATCCATCGGTGAAAGCCGTGAAGATAAAGAGGACAAAGAAGTTGTTAATAACAAATCTCCTGAGTTAGTTGCTGAACTCAAAGAGTCCTTGAACAAAAACAAAAAATTAGAAGCAGATAACTTAGAACTCCAGGAACAGTTATCAGTTTGCAATGCAAAGGAAGCAGAACTTAGAGAGCAGTTGGCCATGTATAAACAGGTGGCTGCTAAGTTAAGTGATAGAGCTAAAGAGATCAAACCTCTTAAAGAATCACTTAATGAGAAAGACAAGGTAATTGCTACTAATACAAAGAAACTTAGAGAAAGTAAATTAGAACTAGATTCGCTCAGAGAATCAAAGCTGTCTAATGAAACAGAACTCGAAAGTTTAAACGAAAGTTTAGAAACCACTTTAAAGCAACTTAAAGCTTCAGAACAATTAGTTGAAAAATATAAGAAGAGTTACAAAGCTCTTAAAGAGAGTTATCTAGAAACTAAAGCATATAGCTTAGGATTACAAACATCAGATGTTAAGAGAAATCTAAATGAATCTTATAAGATTGCTGACATCGATAAAGTTTGTCAAAAGCTTTATGAGAACAAATAGAATCTTAATAAGCTCCCATTTAGAATAGATAGCTCCTCAAAGATTTCTATCAAAAACGCCAATGATTATATTGGCAACCTAAAATCTGAACAATCTGATGATTATGTGTCTCCTCTGCTTATGCAAATGATTGAATAATAAGAGGTATTTTAAAATGACACTTTTAGAACAGTACAAAGGCCGTATCGCTGTATCAGAGAAGTATTATTCTCAGAAGAACAACGGCGCTCATTTAACAAATGATAAAAAGATGATTCTTGCTCAGTGCTTACAGAACACTGCAAAGATCATGAATGAATCTTTCATTAACTCAACATCTGCTACCCAGCGTGGTAACATGGGCGATTACAAACGTTTTTGCCTCGATATCACCACGCTCGTTTTACCGAACTTAGTAGCTTCTGATTTATTGATGACAAAACCAATGTCTTCAATTACAGGTTATAAACGAAAAGTTAAGTAACCTAGGTATGGCGACATATCTACAAAAACCACATAAATTACTGGGAACTCCCTCAGGGACAATCAGTAGCCAAGCTCGAAAGAGAAGGTTCAACGACTATCGAAATCGTAGTTAGTAAGAAATATACTAATGAGCAAGAGAGTAGAGTAAGGTCCAAATGGACTTGAAAGATGTGGCAACTCATAGAGGATAAAACAATATGAGCTGATAATATAGTCTGAACTCTATGGTAACATAGAGAGAATGTTTTGAATAAAATATGAAACATTCGCAACACAATTGTTAACTTACATGGAATTCAAGCTCGGTGAAACAGGCCGCTCTGAAGCTGATGGTATGGTTGTAAACAACCCGTGGACATTAGGTCAGATGACTGATGCTCGTATCGACTACACTGCTAACGCAGTAGTTGAAGCAGCTCCGGCTTCTGGTGACTTTACCGCAGCTTGGACCCCAATCGTTAAGGGTGTATTTGAAGTAGCAGGTTCAGCAGGTGTTACAAAGTATGATGCAAAGCTCATCAAAGCTGATGGCACAGCAACATATGTTAACTTTACTGATGGCAAGATTGCAGCAGCATCTTTAACAGATGTAGCAAAGATTGCTTACAAGTACGACAACGTTACAATTCCTCATACTAATGCTCTTCCGACCTTAGTTGGTGAAATGAAGGGTATTACTTTGGAAGCTAAGGCTCGTAGAATTGCTGTTCAGTATTCTCAGTTAGCCGCCTTGCAAGCAAAGCAGGACTATGGTATGGATTTTGAATCCATGATTGCTGAGCAGGCTCAGGCTGAATTATCTATCGAAATTGATGGTGAAGCAGTTAAGATGCTTGCTAACGCAGCAGATGCAGCTATTGCAGCTGAAGAATTTACTCCATTCACATGGGTAGATAACCCATTGGCAGCTTAAACTGTCAAAAACTTTGTCTCATATTACAGTGATGTAATATAGCAAACTCCGTGAATTGCTGGGAAACCTTATACATATCGAGGTGTATATGGTAATCAGCAGCCAAGACCTTATAGGTAAGGCTCAACGACTATCGAAAGTATAACATTGAAGAAATATCAATGTGAATTAACTAGTAGAGTAGAATTCAAGTGAATTCGAAGTGCGGAGAATCTTTACAAGGATAAAACAAGTAAAGATTAAGATATAGTCTGAACTTTGGTGAAAGCCAAAGAGAATAAATGGGAACGATTTATTCGCAACATAATTGGAAGAACTCGATACATTAGCATATTCATTAAAGGCTAAAAATTTGGTCTCTGCATAAGTAATTATGCATGTATATAAACCACATTAACTCAGGGAAAATCTTATAGATGTAGCGAAGTTTATAAGACAATCCTGATCCAAGGTTATCTAGTATAATAAGGAGCAACGACTATCGAAAACATAATTTAGAAGAAATATCTAAATGAAGAAGTGAGTAGAGTACAACTCAAAAGAGTTGGAAATGTGTGGCAGCCAATTAACGGTAATAGAAAATTGGTTGAAGATATAGTCTGAACTCTATAGCGATATAGAGAGAGTTAAATCTAATTTATTAAAGAAAAGTACTTATGGACGAACAACAAACAATAACTATTTATAAAAATCACACAGCAAGTTATACATGTTAGTAGTGCAATATTACGAGATCATAGTTATATAAACTACTAGATCATAATAATATATAGCGGCACTCTAGATCTATTTCTACATCACTATCAAGTAAAGAAAATGAAAATTAGGGTACCACAAATAAGGTCTATTATAATAATGGTACATAGCAAGGTAGATTCTTAATCGGAGAACAGCCTGAAGGTTGGGTACGAGGTGCACTAAAGTTTACAACTGAGCAAACAGAAACTATGCTAGCTAAGCGCGGTAATAGATCACCGATGCAAACAGAACTCGGAAAAGAAAACTACATTAAATCAGTACAAGCCAAGTATGGTGAAGATATAACTAATCCGGCACAATTACAATCTGTTAAAGATAAGATGGTGCAAACAGTTAATAGTAGATATGGTGTAGATTATCTGATGCAGAATGAAGAAATAAAAAAGAAAGCATGGCAAACATGTATTGACAAGTATGGTAGTAAGTGTTATTTAGGTTCTAAAGAATGTCATGAAAAGTATATAACAAAAGATACTATAGAAAAGATAATTGCGACAAAGAGAAAGAACCATACATTTAATTCTTCCAAACCTGAGGAAGAATATTATGCATCACTTTGCGAAGTATATGGTTCAGCTGATATTGAACGCAATTATAATAAAGACATAAGATACCCATTTAGTTGTGATTTTTATATAAAGTCTCTTGATTTATTCATAGAGCTTAATTTTCATTGGACTCATGGTGGTATGCCATACAATGAAGAAGATTTAGATTGTAAAAAGAAGTTAGCTTAGTGGCAAGAAAAAGCTAATAATGGTAGTAAGTATTATAGTAATGCAATAAGTACTTGGTTAATTAGAGATGTACAAAAAAGAAGTACAGCGCTGGAAAATAAACTAAATTATTTAGAAATCTTTAGTAAATGATTGTTTAACTCGTAACATAATTGGAAGGTTTCGCTCGTAAGATCGAACAAGCTAAGGCTGATATTTATAAGAGAACTCAGAAGATTTCTCCTAACTGGATACTTGTATCTCCAGATATGATGCCTATCCTTACATTCGTTCCTGGCTTCAAGGCAGCTGGTTCTGCTAAGGCTGTAGGTCCGTATGTAGCTGGTGACTTAAACGGCTTGAAGGTTGTAGTATCTCCTGCTCTTGGTGAGAAGGTATGCTACTTCGGTGTATTGGCTAATGATGGCCGCACCGCTACAGGTTGCTTTGCTCCATTAACAACTTATGCATATGCTGCATAATGTTACAGTGGCTTTACTTAGTAATAAGTAAATGATAATGATGTAAATTGCTGGAAACTCCTTAGAGCTAATCATACTACAAAGTAAGCCGTGAGGCTAAGCTTGAATGTTTGAAAAATGATTAGATTGGACAATCAGCAGCTAAACAAATTGAACAAAAATCTCAAATATATTATGCTAAAATATATATGAGGTGGGAAATGGAGTAGCTACCAGTGACTAGTTCCTATAAGACTAGCCTACCACCTTAAATATATAAATACTTTTATAGGGAGTACGTAAAATGCATATAGGTTATATTTATATGACTACTTGCTTAATCAATGGTAATAAATATATTGGTTAGCATAAAACACAAATGTAATACAAACTCAAGAACTTGATGAGGATTATTTAGGTTCAGGTATACTTCTTTAGAAGGCTATTAAGAAGCACGGTAAAGATTAGTTCACAGTACAGATACTATAGTGGTGTGACTCATTAGAAGAACTAAACAGTGCAGAGGAGTATTACATAGATTATTACAATGCAGTTGAAGATGAAACATTTTACAATGTTTCTAGAGGTGGCGGAGGACATAAATGTGATCCCTGGAACAAGGATAAACATGGAGTTCAAGAATGGACACAAGCCATGGAGGAAGCCTTTGAAAAAGGAAGACATTTACCTGCAAGTGATAAACTAAAAGAAAAACTACGTGAGTATAATTCTTATAGAAAAGCACATAAAGAAGAATTTACAGAGTCATATACTAAAATGAGAGAAAATCTAGTTAAGTATTACAGTGATAACCCAGTAACTATGATGATAGATACAGAAGGTAAAAAACATAGAGTAGATAATAGAGATGTTGATAATAAAAAATTACTTAACTGGGAAGAGTATTATGATGAGTCATATAAAGACATTTTAT